GACACTGCCGCTGCTGGTGATACGCATACGTTCTACGTTATTAGTGGCAACACGCCAATCTGTGTTGTTGCGGTTCCAGTTCTGCGTGATCCCCGATGACGCAATGCCAACGTCGAAACCAGTAGTGTAGCCGGTTGTAGTAAAACGTGAATAAACGTCACCCCCGGCTGGATCAGATACATGAAGCTGTGTTTGGGGATTCGTAGTACCAATACCAACATTGCCGCCGCCGAGGATACGCATCTTTTCTGAAAGCGTACCTGAGCTCGCTGTCGAAAAAACTAGTTGGGCTGTTTCAGACCCAGCCCCACCATTTGTCACACCTCCACGAATACCAGCAACTTCAACTGTGCCATATGTAAAGCCAATTCGTGCACCTGAAGTTGCGCTATCATAACCTGTTGGATTTATGTCTCCAGCGACATGAATAATTCGATTACTGTATGCTCCTGATCCAGTAATATCCAGTTTCGATACTGGAGTGCTAATATTAATACCCACATCGCCGGCACTGGTGACATGCACACGTTCGGTGTTATTCGTCCCAATGGATATTGTACCAGCATCTCTTGCCCATAAACTCAAACTACCGGTTCCGCGATGATCTAATTGTGTAGCGGCATTTGCACCTGTGCTATAACGAATGAGCCTTGCACCATAATCGGTATAGGTAGTGTCACTAATCAGGTCGACATAAGAGTTACCATTACCTGTTCTACCTGCACCAATTTCAATATGTCTATCAGCAGTTCCTGCGTCAGATAATTGAATCATTTCACTAGGAATATCAACGCCTGTGGCGGTGGTGGAGAGTTTCTGGCTGTAACCATAATATAATTGCACTGCGTCATTACTATCAGCGACAAGTAAATTGCCACCCGTTGAGTCTTGCAATCTTACATTGTCACCTTTGATAATAATATCGCCAGTCCCAGTGTCTTGGACGTAGCTATTTGACCCATCGTGATAAATCTGCAAGTCAGACCCAGCACCGAAGATGGCCTTAACGCTATCATTAAATGTAACATCACCTGTTATCGTGCCGCCAGCAGTAGCTAGCTTAGTAGCAATGTATGAGTTAGTATTGGCTAGTGCAGCTCTTTCGGTTGCATAGTTTGTAGCAATATAAGAGTTGGTATTGGCTAGTGCAGCTCTTTCGGTTGCATAGTTTGTAGCAATATAAGAGTTGGTATTGGCTAGGTCACTATTTAATCTAGTAGCAAGATTAGCACCAGCTAAAGTAATTACTTGTGCATCAAGAGTATTAACATCTAGATCACCTAATGAGAATGAACCATCAGTAGTATCAATTGTAAGAGCAGTGTTTGGTTCAATAGCATAGGTTTTGAATAGTTTGAATGTACCACTATCGCTAGCATCTCTAAATAGACCAGCGTGTTGTGATGAGCTACCATCATAGTAATGGCCCACAAAACCAATATCAATACTATCTGAAAATTCATTATTTGCTGCTAATTTAATAAGTGGGTCATTGACCGTAATATTATTTGCAGAGAATTCAGTAGTATTACCATTAACTGTAAGGTTACCCTCAACTGTAAAGTTAGTGGTAACTGATTGATGGGTAGTATTAGAAGAACCCCAGAGCAAAGTACCATTTGCCGCTGGAAGAGTTAGGACACGAGTAAATGCACCAATAGCGTTAGCATGCTGGGGAGCTTGCAATTTAACTCTATGGATATTTGAAGTCCCACAATACATATCAATGTATGAAGGACTGCCCGTATCTGTATAAATTACTAGAGAACCATGTTGTAGTTGAACACCTTCAGTAAAGTTTGCATTTGAAGTTACTAAAAGTGATCCACCCTGAATATTTGTATTAGCACCAGTTAAACTAGTAGTACCAGTTACATTCAGGGCAACATTGGCATTTATTGTATTCGCTGTCAGTGCTTGATCGTCACTTGCAAAGGCATCCAATCTTTGGTATGCTCTGTTTGCGTGAGAAAGCCACTGCAGGAATGTATTAGATGAAAGTACAGTTCCTAATTGAGCCATGATTCTCCCCAACTCTTTCTATAGAGTATTCTTTTCCTACTCTTATTTATAATAATAAGACCTATGAGTAATACGGTAACTTATAATTAGTTCCACCAATGTTTATGGTAATAAAGCCTGCTGGGTTAGCTAAGATTTCATCTTCTTGATCTAAACTTCCTTGAGCAGAAGTAATAGTACTTGCGTCATTTGTAATTGATACATTAGCAGAATCAAATTTTGTTGCAATATAACTATTAGTGTTTGCTAATGTTGCTGCAATATAGATGTTAGTATTAGCTAAAGCAGCTCTTTCTGTTGCATAGTTTGTTGCAATATAGATGTTAGTATTAGCTAAAGCAGCTCTTTCTGTCGAATAATTTGTTGCAATATAACTATTAGTGTTTGCTAAAGCAGCTCTTTCTGTTGCATAGTTTGTTGCAATATAACTATTAGTGTTTGCTAAAGCGCTTTGAAAAACTGTATTTGCTACATATGTTGATGATACAGTAGCTGAAGTAATATATGTACTTAAGTCTCTCTGTTCGTCTGTACCCCACACAATTGCTGTTCCAGCATCGTTAATTTTAAGGATTTGTCCTGCAGTACCAAGAGTTGTAAGACCGGTTCCACCATGTGCATAACCCACAGCTTCGCCAGATTGAAACTCAGATAATCCTACGGGATCTTCCCCACTATATACTGTCCTAATTGGAATTTTGACTGCCATTCTTACAAACCCTTAGAATAAAAATTGAGCTACTTTGTTTGACCAAGTAATCTGGCTTCCATCTTCAAAGTAATAATTTCTAAATGTTTTATTATCTGTCGCAACATCTGCACTAAAGTAAAAAGTATTTGCTGGTGTAGATAATCCACTCGTTTGTGTATAAAAAGGAATAGGTTCTGCAATACTACCAGATTGAGAAAGTGTTGCAACTGTTGTTGTACCAACTTTTGAACCTGCTGGTAAAATCGCTCCACTTGCTGAAATAGAAAGAGTACCTGTTCCATCAGATGATAATGTTGCTCCACCTAAGTTAATTGTACTACCTGATAGATACAATTCTTTAAATCGTAAACCCGGCGATCCTATGTCATATGTATTATTTGCCGTCGGAAGAATATTTGTACTTATTGCGGTAAGATCAACGTTTGAAGATCCACCTCCACCTCCACCGGCAACACCTACCCACTTATCGCTTGAAGCTTGGTAAGATAAAACATAACCATCTGTTTTTGCTGATGATCTATCAACGTCATCTAAGAATTCTAATCTAACTTCACCAGAACCAGCATTTCCACCGCCAGTTCTCATTGATTGGCGGATTTGTGCTTTGAATTGTTCTACATCATCAATAAGCGGTTTAATATTTGGTGTTTCGCCATCTTCACCTTTTGGACCTTGAGGACCTTGTGGGCCAGGAGCACCATCATTACCTTTTGGGCCTTGAGGACCAATTAAGCCTTGAGGTCCACTTTCGCCCCGCGGTCCTTGTGGCCCTGCTGGTCCGTCCGGCCCGAGTAAGCCGTCTCTACCATCTTTGCCACTTTGGCCTCTTGGACCCTGCTCTCCCTGAGCGCCCTGAGGTCCAACTTCGCCGCGCTCACCTCTTTCACCACGGTTACCTGTATCACCTTTATCTCCTTTTTCACCTTGAGGTCCAGTTGGACCTTGTATACCTTGAGGACCAATGTCTCCCTTAGGACCTTGGAGACCCATTTCCCCTTGTGGTCCTTCTGGACCTTGAGGTCCTACATCACCGGTTTCACCTTTGATACCTTGTTGCCCTTGTGGGCCACTTTCGCCAGTATCACCTTTATCTCCTTTTTCACCTTTAGGACCAGTTGGACCTTGTGCACCAATTGGACCCATTGAACCCTGTGGTCCCATTGGACCTTGAGGTCCTTCTGGTCCTATAGAGGCATAAGGCATTTCAGCCATCAGTTCTTCAAAGAGTTCTTTCCTTAATTTGGATTCACTCTTTTTTAGAACTGCAAGCAGAGCTGAAAATAGTTTTGCCTCATCTACTGAATTCATTTCGATTCACTTAAACTATCCATAAATTTTGACATACTTTTAACTAACTCTTTTTCTTCAGTTGAAAGAGGTTTAGTTTCATCGATTTCTACAGCCTGTGGTTCACTATTAGCTACTGGATCTACAGAAGCTGCGAAAGCTGCAGCATTTGGACTATCTGGTCCATAACCTAGATCATCTCCACCTTCCTGATCAATCTCTTTCTCCATATCAATGATTTGCTTTTCAGACATACGAAGTACTTCTTTTTGTACCCACTTTTTGCTGAAGAACTTACTAATGTATTGATCAGTTCTTTCTAGCATCTCTAGTCTGTTAGCTAACATTTCAGTTTCTTTGAGTTCAGTGAAATAGTTATCCTTTGTCCAATCATAGAATACTTTTTCTTTATATTTCTGCCATTCAGCACGGCTCATAATACCTTTAAGAGAAAGCTGAATTTCTAAAGCATCGTCAAAGATTGAAGTAAATCTAGAGCGTAGTCTATGGATATACTTAGCAAACTTAATCTCATCTCTTGAGATTTCTGTAGTTCTACCAATATTAAATGAATTTTCTGCTTCTAGTCTTGATACTGGCACATTAAGTGCTTTGTACAATTTCTTTCTGAAATATTCAACATCATCCATTTCACCAAGATTTTGACCACCTGGCAACGTAGAAATTTCAGTACCTCTACCACCTTCTCTACGTGGAATCCAAAAATCTTCAAGCATAGTCATAACTTTTCTATCATCACTTACTTCACCGGTTGAAGCATTATAGACAAGCTTATTTTTATGCTTAATCATCATCTCATTTAGATGCTGTTCAGCTTTTGCTTTTGGTAAGTTACCAACATCAATATAGAAAATTCTACGTTCTGGAGCTCTTGAGATTCGGTAAATAACCACTGCATCCTCAAGCATTCTTAATTGGTTCATTGGCTTAATAGCTTTATGAAGATGAGAATAAATGAGGTTGTTTAGCGAATCCATGAGACCCGAATGACCAAACAAAATAGAATCAACAGCAACTTTTGTGCCGGTATTTGTTTGAGCATTTAGACCCTTTTCATTATAGATAAAGTATTCCTTTGCACCATAGTGTAATGTTACACCGGTTTCAGGATCTTTCTTACGAATGGGTTCTCTAATTTTACGGATTTTGCGAGGGTCGATATATCTAAGAGCGGTGATGCCTTTGCGAGGGTTGTTCTTATCAATAACAATGTGGAAGTTAATTCTTCCATCTACATACCAACGTCTAAAATGTTCGTATGCGTCATTGTTAAAGTTAAGTCTTTCAAGCAAAGTATCAAATTCTTTACGGATACTTGCTTTAAGCGCAGATGATAGACCGGTCTTGTCAAGCTGAATCTTTACGATTTCTTCATCGCTATCGGTTACAATAGCTTCATTGATAATATCTTGGACTGCAGCGTCACATTCTGGCTGAAGCGCCATTTCACGATATTTGTTGATAAGATCAGTTTCATTCTTTGCTTTACCTTCTAAGTCGATGAAGGTACCATACACCCCGCCTTCAGCAACTTCAATTGCACCATCACTAATAGCTCTATCGACTATAGATGGCTGGGAGTCAATGCCTTTTACGTTCTGATTGGCATCTCTCCCAATGGTAAAGCCAAATAATTTAGCCATGTTTTAATCTCCCAAGATAACAATATTGGATATTACTGATCTATTTATAATAGTTCGACACATAAAAAAAGAGGGAGAACAAAGCCTCCCTCTTTTCTTCTTATTTACTTAAACTTAGAGGTTGATGGTTACACCAAGTGATGCACCAACTTGATCCACTGACCAGTAATCATATGTGAATGTGGTTGTGAATTCTTCGATTGCATCGCCGGTTGCCCAGTCTAGCGTAATTTCACCGATTTCTGTTGGGAACATTCCGGTGATATGATACGTTCTGAGTTTGCGACCATCTTTACCATAATGAATAATTTCCGCATCACCCTTATAAGAAAGAGTGTTTAGTCCAGCAGAAGTCAAGTTACCAATATGGTTATTGATAGACTGTGACCACTGCTCGAGTGTTGCACGGATTGCAAAGTCCTCATCGTTGATAATTGTAGGTGTCCAATCTCCAAAGGTGCGGTTACCTGCCAACTTTACTTCCCGACCAAAGTAGTTAACTGTGATAGGGTTGATCGTTGAAGCTGGAATCGTTGCTGCCTTACAGAAGAATCTAAACTTCTCATCAGCTGCACCATTGATCGGGTTACTCATGATAACCTCGAACATGGAGGGTCTGGCACCACCATATCTGAGTTCAGATTGGAATTGGTTAATATTGAAAGCCATCTTTTTTTCTCCTGACCCTAGTTCCTAATTCTATTTATATTAGAATTGCCCCACGATTTCGTTAAAGTTCACACCAGTTCTAACTGCAACAAAGTTGAGTTGGATGAAGTTGATGGAACGAGCTGGCTTGATGTAGATATCACCAATGAACTCGTTACGATCGATTACTTCAGGTGTGTTGTTCGTTTCGTCACAAACTACGCGGAAGTCGGTAATACCACGACGACCTTGGATGTCACGAAGGAATGGCTCGACTAGATTTCTAAATTGAGCTCTAGTAAAGTCATCGTTGAACTCGAACAATGTGTATTGAGAAGCAAGTGAAATTGCTTTTTCAAGAACAATGAAGAGTCTACGAACGTTAATTCTATCGAAAGCTGAAGGCTTAGCTAGTAGAGTTTTATCTCCGTAGAGAACAGTGCCCTGACCTGGGAAGGTAACAATTGGGTTAACACCATTTCTATAGAGGAAATCTCTATCTGCTTGACCTGGATTGTAGGCCAACTTAACAACGTTCTTAAGATGACCGCGATTGAAACCAGCTGGTGAATACCAAGGATCTCTATCTAGGTCAGTACGAACGATTGAACCAGCAACATCGCCGTTTAGAGGAATCCAACGATAGAGGTCATTGTACTTGTCGTACATGTACTTCCATCCTGAGTCCATAATGGCATATGAGGTTGAAGGTAGTGCGTTTCTTGCGCCAACAATATCGTCTCTCTGTGAACCAGCATAACGGATGTTATCTACAACATCAGCTCTTTCAGGAGATGTAGTAACAACTAGATCTTTTCTGACTTCTGCGATGTTTTGAATAACGTTGTTGGTTACGGTTGCATTAGCGTCACCCATCATGATGATTGAAAGATCAATGTCTTCCTTAGATTGGTATACGCCGTAAGCTGAAATGAGCTCAGAACCAGTTAGCTGATTACCGTCTCTACCATTTACAAAGCTATCGGTCTGTGGTAATGGAGCGCCGGTAAAGGCTTGACCGCCCTTTGCTCTATAACCTGCAGTTGAATATGCATCGTCATGAGCTGCCCACCAGATCCACTTAGACTTCCGGTTGATTACTTCTTTATAGTAGTTGGTTGAACCATCTTCTGTAAGAGCATCAGAAGCTTGAGAAACTGCTGAATACTTTTCTATAACCTGTCCAGGTGTTCCTGTGATATCGCCATCTTCGTCGATAACGATTACATGCATTTCATCATTTGTTGCGCTAAAGTTTGATGCAAATACTGAAGTGCCAGGTGCACGATCGAATTCGTTAAAGTATCTCCAACGTCTTTCGGTGTTACCATTTGAAGTACCGGTGTTACCGGTGTATGTACTTGCAAGGGTAAGGGCTGTAGCTGAAGTGATAGATGCAACTCTACGAGTTCTCTTATCTGGGCCAAGAACCAAAGTGTCACCAACTTGAACTTCAGTTGTGAATTGCGTACCATTACCAGTGATTGATGTTGAACCATTGGTGAATGTAACGTTACCAGTAAGAGTTGAAGACCATGCGTTTGCGCTTGAACAGGTTGAAACTAGAAGACTGTTTCCTAGATCGCCTGCCCATTTTGCTACGAATGGACCTACACCCGTACGACCAGTACCCCAGTCGTCATCGTAGGTTTGTGCATTTTTAATGATAGTATCAGCCGTATTTGCTGAGTTTGTTGTGGCGTTTCTTGAAGTATAACCGGTATTTGAACCAGAGAGACCTCTTGAAACATAGAGCGCGTTACCATAAGCCAAGAAACTTGCTGCAGTCATGAATGCGACATGACTGTTAGCACCTGGTACACTAAAAGTGTCAGCTAGTTCTTTTTCGTTTGAAATTAGGATAGCAGTATTTGCTGGTCCCCAGTCAAATTGACCGGCGATGCCGGCAACGGTCGTGGAAACAGCAGGTACTATCGTAGTAAGATCAACTTCACTTACGTTCACGCCGGGTGATACTTGAAAAGCCATTTTGATTCTCCTCTGTATCGTACTGCTTTACGATTTAATTTTTGTCCTTCACATTTATTTATAAATTAGCCGGTTTTTGCATTATCTCCAGAACAGCGGATCAATATCCTCAACCTCTAATCCTCTACCTTGGATCACACCATCGGAGTTATACTCGTCTGCAGCATCATATTTAATCCCAAACGGGAGGAGATCATCTTCTAAAAGTTGTAATCTTTCTTGTTTTAGTTGGTCTCTAAAGTCAGTATCTGTAAGTTGCTTAAAGAATTCTTGTCTGGCTACCCAGCCAAATAGTACAAGACACATAGCTAGATCGTCGTGTTGACCATCGTCTGCCCCGTAACTTCCTGCTCTAGATACAAAATTTGATAGTTCTACAATTATCCCAATGTCATTGACTACTACTTGGTCACTTTCAATGAGATCTTTTAGATTAGAACAACCAATCTTTTTTACTGACTTGGTAGTTCTTACACCATAAGAGACGTTACCGCCAAAACCACCACCCAAAGTCTGACCGGATCGACCTCGCATAGTAGTCATTAACAAGTTTTCATATTCTAATTCAAGTTGAATAATATCAGCAACTTGTTGCCCAATATCGTTTATTTCTACTAGTATATATGAATCATTATAATTACGCGCAACCCTCGTCAAAAGTTCAGGATACATAAGAGGGGATATAGAATCGTTCTTATAAGTAGCAGCAACATGGTATGGAGTTTTTGTAACGTCCAAAACAACAAAGGCGCTTGCATCATGACCAACACCACGAGAAACGTCTGCAATCATAAGGTAACTATGTCGAAGTTCAGGCTCTTCAAAGATTTTAAGATAATTATCAAACTTCAGAGGTTCATGGAAGATCAACTGTCTTAGTTTTGTTGGATTGATAAGAGTGTTCTGACTTCCCAAGAACTCACACTCAAATTCTTGCATCCATTGTTCTTCACTTGTATTTTTAATTGTTGTTTTCTTAAAGTTTTGATCTCTTCCTGGCACCTCATTCCAAACAATCTCAATTGGATTATATTCACTATGACCTTCAATAGCATCAACCCACATTTTATAGAAGTGGTTCATACCCTTTGGAGTAGAAACAATAATAACCTTTGATTCTTTACCAGATGAGATTGTAGGATATACTGATGCAAAAAATTCTGTTGCGATAGTATCATTGATGAATGCAAACTCATCAAGAAACAATAAGTTGTATGATCCACCACGAACCGCAGATGAACTTGTTGCTGCTGCAATTATTTTAGAATTGTTTTCAAGAAGAATAGAACCTTTGTTCCACTCTACAACACCTTGTTGTAACCATAATGGAAGATGCTCATATGCTAATTGAATCTTACCAAGTAACTCTCTAGCTAATCTTTCTTTGTTTGCAAGAATAGCAATTGATTGTTCAGATTGAAATAAGATAATCCATAACATAAATGCAGTTACTGTTACAGATTTTCCTGACTGTCTTGGAAGTTTACAGATAGTAAACCTGTTATCCATAAAGGATCCAAGCATCTTCTTTTGATAAGGATATAGTTCAAAATTAACTAGTCCCTCATCAATATTGATAATTTTAACATAGTTTTCTACAAAGTAAATTAGATCTTTTGCGCACTTAACATACTCTTGCACTTGCTCTTCTGTAAATTCTACGGGAACATTTGCTTTTTTTAAGTTCGGATTGTTTAGGTAATTAACCTGTTTATCTGCCATTAAGATTCACTTTTTCTTGTTTACAACGCTGATCAACTATGGTATAATAGTGCTTGACACTTAGAAAACAATATTGTTTGTTTTTACTTCATGTTCTTAATCATTTTTTGAAGTTCGGCAGTTGATCCTACAAATAAAGCGTTTGTAACGTTTTTTGGAGTCTTTTCTTCATCAGATTTGAGTACTTTTTTCTTTCTCTGAAGTTCTAAAAGGTCCTTATTAGCATCTGATAAAGTTTTCATAAACTGTTGTACTACCTCGAACGCACGTGGGCTCTCGCTTGCGCGCGCTACATTCATGAGTACTTCTAAGCTTTCTTGACCAGATTCAATTAGTTTATATAGATTATCGCGCGCGTACGCAGCGTCTTGATCAACCTCAACATGATCATTTGTTGCTTCGGGTAAAATGATTTCGGATAATGCTGACTCTGCCATTGGTGGAGCCTCAGGTAAGTCAAAAATAGCTTCCATATTATTTTCTAATTTTGTTTTGCTCATGGTGTACCACTTGTATCTCCACCAGATTCTGGATCATATACTAATCCATCTTGGTAGGTAAATATATCATTAATGAATCCAAAGTTGTCATTTGCTGAAATACTATTTCTTGGTATTGTAACAGCACTATTCGAAGTAGGTTCACCATTTGCTAATAGACCTGGTGTGATAACTACTCGATCTATTCTTGGAGTAGTTACTGCTGTATTTGCATGTAAATCTACTTGAGTACGAGTAATAATACCAGCAGTTGTTTGTGGACCGAAGAAGTACCCTTTAATAATAAAATCTAAATCCCAAATAAGAGATCTTCGAGTTTCAAAGTTACCCTCATATGCATCATCTAAGTTTGTTCCATTCAGAATAACAGGAACATCATATTTTAGACTCATTTCTGGAATCAGATTGAGAGTCATAGTCCATTCTGGCTGAAAATATGGTAAAATTTGTTCAATAATTTGTGCTGCATCGTCAGCATTTTTTGCAAATACTGATAGTCTCATTCCAATATTATATGGTACTGGAAGGAATTGACTTTTAAGTACTGTTTTGTCAGTACCAGAAATTTGTGTATTCTTTATTGTTCTTTGTAATTTTCTAGTTGGATCATACGCAACTGATTGAATATCAAAACCCATTCTAGGCAAAGTAATTCTAAGTGCTGGGTCTAGATTTGGATTTTCTGTAATTCTAACTAGAAACTTTTCTTTAGGACCATATGCAATAGGTACTCTGATTGCTTGGATGGAAACGCCATTTGTATCAAAACGTCTTACAACAATATCGTTAAAAAGAGTTCCAAACGCAATGACATATTTTCTAATAGTTTGATTGTAAAATTGATGTCCAAACATAATTAGTACCTATCAATTTCTGAGAATGGATTGGCTTCACTGAAGTCAATAACACTATCACCGGCAAAACTAAATGCTTCATTGTTTGCTGTTGGTTGTGTTGTTTCCACTCTGAATTCTTGAAGTAGTGATCCACCATCTTCAGACCGCAATACATCTCCGTCTTCCATACGGAATTGATATACAAGAGAATCTGTAGTATATGTATCTTCTTGAATATCGATAGTTGCTTCGCCAGTATTGAATTTCTCTGAAGAGTATGTAAAGAGTTCACATTTCAGATCATAGGTTTGAAGTGCTCCAGTTTGGTAGAACACCGATTCATCTTCAACAAA